GATCGCGAAGGCTTTGCGGATCGACGCCCTGCATTCCAAAGCCAGGATCGCGCGCCGTACTCGGCATGATCTGTGCAAGGCCAACCTCACCCGCCTTGCCAATGGCATTTGGGTTGAACCGGCTTTCCTGCTGCACCTTGGCCATCAGGACCGACGCGGGAATGCCCGTCATCTTCGATGCTTCGTCAAAGTACGGAGCAAGGTCGGACGGGGCCTGAGCCATCTTGCCGCCCGTCTGCGTGAAGGATGGAGGGTTGGCCAGTGCAGCGGCTACAGGGGATGGCACCTGCGGCCGGGCTGTGACGCCGCCGCCGTTCATGGCCGCTTCCATGTCAGCCTTGGCCGACTCCTGCCCGAGACGGTCCTGCTTGTCGTACTGCCCAAGCTCGATCCCGCCCATGAGCGCCTGAGCCATCTTGGCAGCACCCTGCCACGGCGAGGCAATAGGGCCCGCATCCGTGGCCTTGAGCATAAGCGCCTCGGCAAGCCTACGACGCCGCGTGCGCTCGTTGGGATCGGTGTTGGCGTCAAAGACATACGACATGGACTAACCTCAGAACTTGCCGGTAGCGTAGCGCGCGACACCGCCCGTAAGCGCCGAGCCAAGCCCGAACAGACCGCCCAACTGCGCTTGGTAATTGGCGTTCTTCGCCTTGTACTGATCCTGTATCAGCCCGGCCAAGTCGGTGTTGGCCACCTGAGCAGTCGGCGTGTTGACGTAGTTCGGGTTCTGCAACTGCTGGCCGTTCATCAGCGCCGTGATCTCGTTCAACGGCTGATTGCGCTCTAGCGCAGCCTCGTTGACCGCCTGCCCACGAGCGTTGATGTACATGGAGTTGTAAGCGTCGTTGCGGTCCTGCGCGAACTGTGACCGCATGGCATTGTAGGCTTCCGAGCCAGGACGAATGCCCCGGTTCATCAAGTCCTGCTCAAGCTGCTGGTCGCGCGTCGCCCACTGCGGATCAAGCCGCTGGGACTGCATGTCGGCAATCTTGTTGCCTGCCGCCGCATCAATGTTGAACGGCTTGTCGAGGATGCCGCCGACCTTCCCAATCTGCCGCAACGCGATGTCATTCATCTGCGTGTCGGCTTGGGTGTTCTGGTCAACGATGTGCTGCTGATCGGCATTCAACTGCTGATAGGCACCCATTTTCGGAGTGCCATCGCCCCAAGTACCGTTCTGCTGATAAATCAAGTTCCCATATGGCGTGAACTGATCGACTTGGTTGATCTGCTGCGTTTGCTGCGCAGTTTGCTGGTTGAGTTTACTCTGGGCGTCAGCAACCTCATAAGGCGAAGGCGCTTTTGGGGCTTTCATCTGTATATCCTTTGCTCACGCCGTAGCAGGCCGTACAAAATGGCGTCTTCACCCTTGAACCATTCACGCACCCGGCCTTCCTGACGGAAACCGAGAGCACGAAGGGCAGCGCGGGCCTTGTGGTTGCTGACCGCAGTCCTTGCCGTGACGCGGGTGCAGTCGAGGTACTTGAACACGTAGCGAGCCAGTTCGCGAATGACGTAGGGCGTCCAGCACCCTTGGCCGACGCCCGTCATTTCGATGTTGCCATTGGAGAAATCGTTGAACACGACCGCGCCACAGACGCCGCCGTTGTCCGTCTCGATGACCAATCCAGCGAAGGGCGTTCCGCGTATGTCTATTTTCAACACCGACATGACCAAGCGTGCGGCCTGCTCGTTGTCAGAACGAAGCTTCACCCGATCGCCTCGCCAATCTCGAACATCACATCCACAGACGTAACCCGGCAGTCGATATTCTGCGTTGTGCCGAGCGTAACCTGCCAGACCGGAGCGACAACCGAGCCGATGCCCGTAACCGACTTCCAACTATTGAAGGGAGAGGTGGTCACCGCAGGCCATAGCGTCGTATCCCAGACCGCCGTGTCCCAGACCGCATCAGACGTTGGTGCCGTGCTGCTTGTCGGTCCTGTCGGCTTGGTGAAATTGTAGTCCGCGCGGATCGTAAACTGCTCAGTCGGCGTAAAGCTGGACTGTTTGTTGGCCCTTGCCAGCCGCATGACCTTGCGCCTTGCCGGGGTGCCCAGGTCCGAGAAGGACATGAACATCGTGGCCGTGTAGGGCGTCGTACCGTCGATCCCGGTCGTGTCGCCCTTCATGACCCGCCCGTCTTTGGTGCCCCAATACATTTCGGACTGGAAGTTGGCGAAGCACGCCGCATCCCAGCCGGAAAACCGGCACCATGCACCCGAAATCATGTTGGCGACGAACTGAACAGGTTCCGCTTCCGTGAGCTTGGGGATGTTGACGACAAACATCTGCGAGAACGGGATGCTGGTCATCTGCCAGCCGTCGAGCGTCCTGCGGTCCTGCACGATGCGCCGCCATTCAGGGGCGATCGGCTTCGTCACCGAGACGTTGGCAATCGCAGCCTCGTCAATTAGCACGCACTTGGAAATCGGGACGATGCCCAACTCCGTCATAATGCCCAGATCACCGCCGAACTTCTGGATGCACCGAGGCGCACCGATTGGTTTTCCGATGCGATAGAGGCCCACCAGACCCCAATCCGTCGCGCCAGGATAGCCGCCCGAGTAAACCGCCGCCTCACCCTGCGTGGACAGGAACACGATGTGGTCGTCATAGCCAGACGTGCTGTCTACCGACCAAGCGCCGATGGCAGCCAGCGAGCCACCACGCGGGAAGACGCCGCCCAGCGCAAACTTGGTCGCCGCGCCCGCAATGCTATCAACGGGGAGATACCAAGCGTTTGTGGTGTCCTTCTCAAGGCAGTATATGCGGTTCTTGTAGACCCACGGGGCTTTGATGACCGCGTTCGACACGTTGGTGATCGAGATATCAGCCCACGAAGAACCGTCGTAGATCTTGCCGGCATCCGCGCCGTTGAGCGCCCACAGGTAGTTCCCGCCCGTAGTCTGGAAGTTGACGGCCTCCCAATAGTTGTTCGAAAGCCCGGTGACATCGGCAGCGCCGACCGCGCCGCCCGTGGACACGTCCCAGAATGAGCCGCCGCCGCAGGCGAACATCTTTTCTGTCGATCCGGCGTTGTAGGTCAGGAGGCTGGCGATCGTTGTGGATGAGCCCATCCCCGACGCGAATTCCTGCGAACCGCCCCGAACCCGCACATAATCGGGAGCCGGGAATATGTTTTCGAGCAGGTACGCCGTGCCAGGGGGCATCTTGGCGAGGTTGTCGTAGATGTACCAGCCCTTGGTGGGCGCAATGAGGCTCTGGCCCTTGCTCACCCGGCTGGATTTCATAGCCGCCGACATCAGGTGTTCACCACGTAGGCGTTTTTCATATACGGGTGATAGAAGTCTCGGCCTTCGCTCATGCGCAGGCGCGGCGTACCGCCATCCGTGTGCATCTGCCTGGCGACTTCCATCTTGTAGTCGGCCAACTCCTGCGCGTAGTCCAAGCCCTTCGCCCGCTTCCAGCGCCACACGACGCCAAGGGTCAGCAAGCGGTCTGGCAACAGAGACAAGTCCGTATCAGCCGTAAACCGCGCCTTGGGCGTCCCGCCGTTGTCCGTCAGCCAGTAGCTTGACACATACTCGAACTTGACAATCTGAGTGTCCCTTACCGCAGGAACCGTTTCAATGTTGTCGCCGTTTACCCGCCAATAGGGGATCGTCGGATTGAAGCCGCGCACCTGGGCGTCCAGAAATTCGTCATCCGACACAGGCCCCTGAAGGCCGAGCAGGATGGACGATTGCCGGCGCTGTTCCGTGGTGAACCTTTCAAAGTCTGCCGGAAGCGCCCATACGGTCGTGGTGCCGTCGCCGGTAAAGTTGGCCTGCACCTTCTGCTTGCGCCACTTGTGGGCGCGGTTCAGCTCGTCGCCCTCGTACTGAGCCAGATACACAAACTGCGTGTAGGTCGGATCAGTCGAGGATACGACGGCTGTCGGAACGTCAATGCCCACCAAAGCGCAAGCGTCGGATACGAGAGTCAACAAAGACATCCGGCTATTCCTTCACAGCACGCAAGGCCATGTGCGTGATCAAGTTTGGCTTGAGTTCACACAGATGGATCTCGTCGGCAGAGTTGTCTTCGAATGGCAGGGGGATCTTCGAAATGTCGTAGACCAGATCCGGCTTGTGGTCCGGGTTCATGTCTACGGTAAACAAATCCGTCCATTCCTCATGCCCCATGCGGGACATGATCTTCTTGCGTTTGCCGCCGCAGCCTAAGAGCAGTTCCACTCAGGCAGCCTCGGCGTCAGCCTTGCGCGGACGACCCGGCCCACGACGCGGGCTATCCTCGCCGCTGTTCAGCGAGGCCATCAGATCGGCCATCTGCTGCTTCAGGGCCTCGTTCTCGGCCTGCATGGTTGCCATCTGGGACGCGACCTCGCGCGTATCCGACGCAGCCACCCAACGCTTTGCGGCATCCCGCACGGCCCGCATACCGGCACCCATGCGCTCCAGGCCGCTATCCGGCAGCATGGCCAGATCCTCAACAGTCCGAATGCGCTGGGCAATCAGGATCTCGACTTGGTTGGGATTGGCCCCGTTCCATGAGCGAAGCGGCGTTCCGTCTTCCGGTAGCTCGTTGCCTTCCTTCCACCTCTCATAGTTGGGCCGGACAATGTCCCACATGCCGTTGGTCATGCGCTTGACGTCCGCAATGCGCATAGGCGTTTCGGTGTACTTGGCCTGCCCGACTGACGTAACGATGACGTAATCGACTTCTTTCACGCCCTTGTCGGGGTGATCCTGATCGATAAACGGGTAACGGGTCTCAAACTTCACGATGCGCAAAGATGCGCGAAGTTCATCGCTCATGTGTCCTCACAAGGGAAAAGCCGGTGAGGACCATCCCCACCGGCCTAGCCTGATTATTCAGGGAACATGCACATCACAATCTTTGCCGAGGCATCGATTGCGAAGGCAACAACCGCGTCGGTCACGAGGGCAGACACGTCGAGCGTGCCGTCCGTCGAGCCCACGGCGGTAAGGGCATTGCCGTCAGCACCGGCAGTCAGAGCCGTGTTGAGCGTGGCCGGCCCCCGGATCTGTATCCAGCAATACTCACCGTCAGCCGGAGCCGACTGGAGAACGCCCGCACCGACGCCCGCGCTATCCGAAAGATCGGACGTGACGACCGTGGTTGCCCCGGCAGAAGTGCCACCGGGAGCGTAGTAGTAACAAACGTTCCCGGCGACAGCGGCAACCGGGCCGGCCCCCGTGTCGTACTGGACGAACTTGTATGCCTTGCCGTCCGACGTGCGGATGACATCGCCAACAGCCCACGCATCCCCTTCGGAAAGGAGCTGCGCAGCCGTCCACGTCTTAGTCAGGTTTGCACCGATCTGGGCACTCATCGCTTTGTTTCCTTCTTGTCAGATTACGCGGCGTCGAGCAGACGGCCCTGAAGGGCACGGTTGCTGCACACCAACTGACCCATCCAGTAAATTGGGACCACCACAGCGTCCTGATTGACCGGGATCTTGTCGTCGTCCTGCGTCCAGCGGGCATCGGGATGCTCGATCAGGAACAGATAATCCGAGTTCAGGAAGTAACCGATCTCGCCCGTGGTCGAGAAGTTCGACGTGTTGTCGTCGAAGATCACGTCCGCAGACTTGAACTTCAGGCTGTCGAAGCCAGCCGAAGCCATGTCGGACGACGCATACCGCTGATACTGCTGGAGCGAACCCTCGTAACCCACGTAGAAGTCATGCGTGAGAATGATAAGGTCGGTCTTGTCAGCGCCACGGGTCGTCTTTAGCCACAGCTTGTTCATGCCGGCGACGATGTTCGTCGGCAGTTCGGTCGTGCCCGTGAAGGCGTTGGTGCCGGGGATCTCCTGAAACTGGTTCTTCCAGAAGGTGTAGGTGCCGGAAACAATGCCACCGACCGTGCCGGTGCCGTCCGTCGTGATCAGAGCGCCCAGACCGTTGATCTGGTTGGTGAGCGCGCCGGTCGAGTACAGGTCGGTCGTGAAGTTGTTCGCTGCAGTCCGCATCGCGTTGGTGATGCGGGACTTGACGAGGTTGATCATCGCTTCCTTGCCGCTGTTCATCCGCAGTTCGCGGCCAGAGGCAGTGACGTGAATGGCAACCTGCGCCCAGGGGTACTCAGCAGCCGACAGAACGTCAGAAGCGTTGACGTTCAGGGTATCGTAGCCGGTATAACGCTGGTACGTCCCGTTCTCGGCGTAATCAAGCTCTTGAACGATGGAATAACCACCGCTCTTGGTCTTGATCTGGCCCTTCTTCTTCAGACGGTTCAGAAGGGCGTTGTGCTTCGACACGTTGTCGGCAAGCTTGCCGGAGTGGTTACGAAAGGTCGTGGTGACCATTTCCGTAAAAGTTGCATTGGGAGACGGCATCGTCTCGTCCTTTCAGATTAGGAGGCTCGGGACTGGATGCGGTCGAACGTCGCTGCCAGGTCGTCCTCAAGCGAACGGGCTGCCGGTCGGGCTGCCGTGTTGCTCTTGACGTTCAGGGATTGGACCTTCTGCGCCTTGGCTGCCTTCTCTGCGGCTTCCTTGGCTGCCTTGGCCTGCTTTTCAGCCTGCACCTTCGCCCAGACGGCATCATTCAGGCGGACAGCCTTGCTGTATGCCTTCTCCAAAAGCTGCCGCTCGGACAGCCCCGGTTCCTGGGATCGTAGGACAGGGATGATCTGCACCACTTCCGCTTCAACATCGCGGAAATAGGTGTTGGCCTTGGCGAACGTCTCCACCTCGCTTTCAAGAGCGGCGAGGCGGGCCTGTTCTTCCTTTTCGCGCGTAGACCGAACATCCGTTCGGGTTT